TTCCAGTAAAAACGGAAACGATGCGTCTGATGATGTCAGGTCTGCCAGATTTTTCATCTGGTACTGCTCAAGGTTGCGCTTAAACTTTATGCCCAACTCATCGAACAACATGCCCGCGATCTGCCTCTCAAACGCCGCCCCCTTGGCACGTCCACCTCCTGCACGCATCAGACCCGCCCCGCCTGACGATCCATTTCAAACTGCATATTACGTTGCCGAGCATTTGCCTCAAGCTGTCTGACCAGCAGCTCGTCGGCAAGCGACGACTGACTGCGGTGAGCCGACACATCCAGCTCGGCTTTAAGCATTTCGATGGTCGAGGCTCTGAGCCTCAACAAAACTGGTTTAACTTCACTCATTTTATGACCCTTCTGTGATCGTTGCTGGAAGCAAAAAACGCTTCTGGCTTCTTTTTGGTACGCTTATGCCCCAAAACACCTACATGCCGTCAGCGGGCTTCTATGGGCGATTAAAGGCATAGTGATATTTTTCTGCAATTAATCTTATAATAATGCAATATTGATATTGATATGTGTTGATATCATGATTATATTCTAAGGGTAAGAGGGACAAACACGGGAAATCAGGGAGATTACCAAATGACTAAATTTACTGAAAATGAAATGAAAATCTTAAACATCCTTGCCGATAACCACGGCGCAAAATGGGATACTGAAGAAGATGACAACTCACCGCACATTGACACTTTTGAATTGACCACAGATGGGTCTGGTCAATGCGGCACAATCTTCTCTAAAAATAATCTTGACCCGAAAGTTTATCGCGGTGTGGTTTCAAGCCTTATCCAAAAGGGCGCTTTAGTCACTGACGAATACGACACGATGACAGACCCCCGCAAAGGTTTTTTGCCTATGATTGCCATCGCAATCAACTTCGACACATTCAACGAAATCAGACAGGCGGCGGCTTAACAGCCCCGCCCAACCTAAGGGAGAATTGATATGGTTTTTCATCGTCAGGAAATTATCGAGTTTCAGGATGGCCACAAGGAGCTAATTTATGTGGACAACCAAACCGGCAAGACATTTATGCGTGACGCGACACCGGCAGACCTTGAGTGGTGGGGGCATGTGAACAAGCCGACGCCTCGTTGCCCATATGTAGACCGCCTTTTTGGCGACATGCTCAAATAGAAAGGGAGATTACCAAATGTCAAATTATGCAGAGTTCAGCACTAAGTCAGCTTTTCTATTTACAGATTTTGGCGCGTCATATGCGGAGCGCATTTTTGGTTCTGATTTATTGGGTGATCTTCCTCGTTATGTCCGGGGGGCAAAGACTGGCAAGATTAAAGATTACAAAATTGTTTGGACTAAAGTGGAGCGCGGCGGCTGGGTTCCACCTCAGATGGTTGAAAAGCGCGTCGGTAAAGTTATTGAAGCAAAGTTGGTTTATTCACCGTTTCGCGGCCAAGAGCAAATCGTCGCAGAATTTTTGTTAAACGCAGATAACAAATGGGAGCGTTATTAAAATGAAACAAATCAGATCAGATCGCGTCAAACTTTGGTACGTCGTGAGCAATCCGTTCACGCGTCCAGTTGTGACCGGCCCAATCTTCGACAGGTACGACGCAATCGCGTTGGCTTGCAAGCGCACCGACCACAAGAGCCTCATCACGCACATATCGCGTGGTGAATCTTGGGTTGGCGGTGAGATCGTGTGTAGCGCGTACCGGCTACACGTCAACGGCTGGACGGCGTTAGCACCCAAGACGCCTGACGCGCGGCTAAAGACACCATCAAAATATGGGAGAGTAACATGATTAAAGACACAATTTGTATGCTGTTTCTGATGGCATTTGGCTTGGCGTTTTTCACAAATGCAGTGACTAATGAGTGGAACGTGTTTGCTCTGATGGCTCGATTATCCTAACTGATGAGGCTGACTGGTTATCAGCCGAAACCCGCCACGGCGGGTCTTGGGAAACCTCCCATAACAACAGGCACCCGACAACAGGAATGGGTGCAAACAGAAAAGAGAGAAAAATGTTTAAGTTAAATGAAACATCAAAACAGCGTCAAGTCAGCTCACAAGTTCCAGTTAGCGAGCAGTTGGCAAACCTAAAGTCTTTGATTAAAAATCCGCCGCAAAACTCGCGGGTAATTGAGGTGACGCCAGCCGTGGCAACATTCATACTTGAGGAGCTAAACATCGGCAACCGCAACCGCAAGACAATGAAGATTGCGGAATATGCCCGCGACATGCAGCGCGGCAAATGGACGCTGACTGGTGAGGCGCTCAAGTTCGGCACAGACGGACTGTTAAAGGATGGGCAGAACCGTCTGGCGGCGTGTATGCGGGCTGGCGTACCGTTCAAGACACACGCGGTTTTCGGAATTGATCCGGCTACGTTTAGCTATATGGATACCGGCGCACATCGCAATAATACTGACGTTTTTGTCATTATGGGCGTGCCATACCCTCGCGAGACAGGCCCAGTCATCAGGCTGATCGCCGCTTTTGAGGAGGGAAAAGGCCACTCAAAAAACACAAGGTTTTCAAACGATCAATTGCGCGACACATACAACAACGCGACCAGCCATTACATTCTTGAGGAGGCAATCAAAATGGCGAAGCGGGTAAACAAGACCACGGCATTTCCTGTCGTGCCACTTGCGGCGTTGCTTTACATTGCAATCGACGGTGGTCAGGAAGAAAAGGCGCGATCTTTTGCCGACGATATGGCGGCTGGAATTGGCGCTCCACGATCTCCAGTGCGCTACATGCTTGAAGCAATCGGGCGGATGAAGATCGACCGTCGGTTTGGGCTAAATGTGCATACTTACTCAATCTTGCTGGGCAACGCTTGGTTTAATTACCGCAACGGCGTCTCATCAAAGAAGGCAGATGTAACCATTGACAGCGGAGACATCATGCCTGCAATTTGCTAACAATAAGCGGGGCAGTGTTGTGCTGCCCCGCACAACTTTAATATGGGAGATCAACCAATGGTCGGCAAAAAAACACCAAACGACATTATCACGGCATCAAGACTGCCCGCATTATTTAACGCGTCGCCCTACGACACGCCCAACGACCTGCTGGCCTCGGTGCTGGCAGACATCGAAGGCAAGCCAAACCCCAACCCATTCAACGGTAACGAAGCCTGTGACTGGGGTGACGCCTTGGAGGGCGTCATCCTCACCACTTCGGCTGAAAGGCTCAACCTTACTGACCTCAAGCTGGAACACGACGCCATCTTTCACGACACGTTGCCATTCGCCGTGTCGCTTGACGGCACCGCTGACGGCGGGCTGGGGCATGAAGTCACCACCGACCCAGCCAAGGGCATCTACTGCGTTGACGGCCCTGTCTGGGTTGACGGCGTGGGCGTGCTAGAGAGCAAACTCACCAGCAGCAAGCCAGAAGACCGCCCAGCGCCTCACAGGGGGCCGCTACAGTTGCAGGGGCAATTGATGGCCACCAAACCCAAACTAACGTGGGGCGCCGTGTGCGTCTTGTATGGCGGTGTGGAGCTACGCATCTTCTTGTATCAGGCCAACGCCGCAACTCAGTCGCGCATCACGGACGAAATCGAGGAGTTTGAGCGTCGAAAGTTCGACGTTGACTGGTACCCGATCCAGTCCAGCTCCGACGGCAATACCGCCTACCCGCTTGTCGATGACGGCGCACCGCCAATCACGCTTGAGGGCGAAGACAACGACTGGCTGGCGCAACTTGTCAATGCCAAGGACGCCAAGCGAGCTGCTGAGGCCGACATTGACGAAGCTGAGGCTATGCTGAAAGAACGTATGGGCAGCCACGATGAGGCGGTCGGGGTGGTCGGCAATCGCTCTTACTATGTGAAGTGGCCAATGCGTAACTTCAAGGCGCAACCGGCTAAGACGACACCGGCCAAGCCCGCACGGATTGCACGCCAAGGCACGCTGACGATAAAAGAGGCGCGTGATGATTGATGTGCCGCTGACAAAGGCTCAGGCGGAGCTGCGGATTCTGATTGACCGCATGACCCGCCGGTACGGCTACACGCCGACCATCAGTGAGCTGTCACAAAAGACCGGAAAGAGCTTCAGCCAAGTACACCGGCTGATGACCGGGCTGGTTGAGCGTGGCGCGGCTGAGAAGGTGGCCGGTAAAGCCAGAGCGTTTAAACTTTTATAGGGAGATAACATGCAAACAGAACACCTAAAGCCAGATGACCTAGTCAGCGTGACTGGCCCCAAGGGCAGGCTGGTGACAGCCCTAGTCAGGCGGGTCGAGCGCATTGACGACGAAAGCTACAATGTGGTTTTTGAGGATATGCAGACCGCCGATAGGTTTGACTATCAATATCTATACAAGTGAGGTGAGGGGGCGAAAGCCCCCTTATTTTTTGCCGAAGAACTTGGCGGCAGAGCGTGTCGCAAAGCTTGCCGAGACGATAACGCCGAGGGTGTACTGATAATACTCCGGCATAGCCTCAAGCGCCGCAAACCCCTCAGACACTATATGCCGACCCCAATCGCCGCAGAAAGCTAGGATCAGGGGTATTGAAAACAAAATTGTAAGCCACTCGTCTTTCCAGCTTGCCGCGCTGGCGTCGGCCATTTTCAAATCCCAATCAATCTCGCCAGTGGCCTTTTTCTCCATTATGGTGGCCTCTGCCTTGGCCTTGGCTACCTTTGCGCCTGTCTCAGCCTTAGCGGTCTCCACACGGCCTTCTAGCCACGTTCCCGCAAGGCTGGAGATTGGGCCTAATAGTGCTTGTATCATTTCTTTGTCTCCGAGTTTAGAAACACTGCCAAGCTGCCAGTCATAGCCCCGGTCACAACGCTAATCAGGCTAGCCTGCTGGGTCGATAGGTCTGGCATAGCCAGCGCCCACTCAATGCAGCGCACATAAACCACCGTCATTGTGAAGATCATTAACCGAGGTATAATTTTGTATTCAAGCAGAACCTTAGCCATCAGCCAGCGCCCTAAATCTTGCGGTCAAACGCTTGGCGCGGTTTGGCACCTGATCGAACCAGCGGCTGTCTTCAGCCTCTGCGGCGACCGTCAGCCACGCCTTCGGGTCTTCCATAGCGTCAGCCACTGCTGCCCACATCTTCTTGAACTTGGAGTGGCGTGGGTAGCCGAGGTTGAAGCACTGGTTGCACAACGCCAACGCGCCGTCAGGATATCGCAGGTCTAGCTCGTTGAAGTCGACGCCGACGTTATCGCACAAGCGGCGGCAGTCCTCGATGGTCACGGCAATGTCCAGATTAAAGGCCTTACGCACGCGGTCTTCTGACACCTCAGTGCCGACCGGCAGGCCGTATTCTGGGTCATGCTCTTTGATTAAGTGACCAATTCCGAAGGTTGGGAGTTGGAGATGATCTAAATAAATCGAATACTTACAGCCCGCATCTTCGGCCAGCTCCTCGCGTAGTGCGTCTTTATTCATCGCCTTACTTGCCTCGCAATTTCGACAGCAGCCGCCCAAGTGTCTGCCTCGTTTTCCGCAGTAAAGTGGTGGCCTTGGAGCCGCTTACTGAACTGGTCGATTTGACTGACGTGAAGGAATACGCAGTGACGGTGTTTAATGCCACATAAAGCCAAGATGTCATAGTCCGACCAATCCTTTGTGTTATTCGGTTTTTTCTTATTCTTGCTGCCTGAGCCAAGCTGAAAATGGTAACACGGAGTTCGCTTGCCCTTTTGTAATATAAAGCTCGAAGCCTTAACTTGTATCCTAAGCATTTCGTTACTAATGTTGGAAATAGCCACTCCATCGAATTTGTCCTGTGGTGCAGGGGCATACGCCCACTGTTGTGAGAGGATCGACATAGCGGCGCAATGTTCGCCAATTAACCCGGTTCTGGTTTCGCTCAATTTTTAGACGCCAGCCATACAATCCAAAAGAATATTCCAAAAGATACAATACCAAGCGCACCAATCGCAATAGCCTCTAGGATTTTCTGCCGCGCCTCTTGCTGCTTGTAGATCATATCCTGACGCTCTTTGCGAATACGTCCTTCTAGCTGGATTAGGTCAGCCCAAGCCTGCGGGCCGTAGGTCATTTGCAGGTACTGTTTAAGCTCTGCGCGTTGCGCCTCTAGCTTCTTCTTGGCGGCGTAAACTTGCAGCGCCTCGCCTTGAACCGCGTCTGCGCCTTTCAGCTTTTTAAACAGCGGCGGGTTCTTGGCCTGCTTCTCGGCTTGGTCGATGTCGCTGGCTGCCTTCATCCACCGCGACACGTCGCCGATGCAGCTCTCCAGCTCCCGGCCTGCCGAAATCATCTGCTTAATTGTGTTAAATGCGGCTGTAGCCCCAGAGAGCGCCGCGCCTATCGTGATCGGGTCTATGACAGCATCCCCTTTCCAAGCGGCTTGCACATCCATCTAACCGGCCTCAAGCCGTGAGCCATTTCGCCAATGTCGCGTGCCATCTCCATAGCACGCTCTCGGCACGCCTCTTGCGTAGAATAGACTGGGCCGCGAGTGTCGTGAAATTCAATACATTCTGTAGGGTTTGCTATCGCACAGGCTAGTACGATTGCCTTAAACATCTTTCCCTATAAGCCTCTGAACGGTCTTGGTTTCCCAGATACGAATCAACACCCAAATGCCGGTGAACAATGCAACAAAGTTTGGCACCATTGCCATATAAGCTGCAAATGTGCCAGTGCCAGCCGCAACGTCAATGATGACTTTGTTTTCTTCGTTCATTAGCTTGCCTCTAATGCTGTGATGCGTGCCTCAAGTTCTTGTATGGTTTTAACCAGCAACGGCACCAGCTTACTCTGGTCAATACCTTGGTAATCCGGCACAGACCGTGTACCCATAACCGCTGGCGTTACCTCGTTGCCATCATCATCAAGCACCGCTGGTGTGACCTCGTATTCTTCATCACGCATACCGTCTTTAGTGCCGCTGATTGCTTCAGGCACGATGTCTTGAACCTCGTGAGCAAGGAAGCCATCGACTGTGGTATCTGCGTCAGCGATAAAGTTAAACCGAACAGGGTTGAGTTGCTTGAGGCGTGTAGTTGCGTCAGCGATGTCAGTGACGTTTTCCTTGAGGCGATAGTCAGATGTTGTGCTGTAGGTAGTTGTCGAGCCGTTTGTACTAATCGCGCCAACATTACTGCCATTACGTCCAAACTGTATAAGTCCATTCGTAGTTCTGTTAGGACCGCTTGTCACATACAACGCTGCATTTGAACCATTTGATTGAATAACAGTATAACTATTTGGTCCATTAGAGTGGTGCATAACCCCTGTTTTAGCCTCACCACCGCTACCACCTAAAGTAGTTCCTATTGCCTGACCGACCCACCAACGGCCTACACTATCAAGACGCATATTTTCAGTGTCTGATGTTCCAGTGTGAAACTGAAGTGCGTCACTTGAACTTGCACAAATGATTGAGGCTCTTTTGTTTTCACTTCCGTCCTCCCAGCCAATCCTTGCTGAGTCACCGTTGCCTTGAGCCATCGTTAGGCCGAACTGTGGGGTTGCGTGTCCAATGCCCACGTGGCCCGCTGCCGTCAGCCTCATCTTTTCGCTCGGTGCGCTGTTTGTGGCTGTAGATGTAAGAAACGCTAAATCACCTTTGGGATATTGACCAGTTACTTGAGCCTCTGGAAACTGTGCAACAATAGACGCACCCGCATAGTTTGGCGTATCATCTGTGTCTGCTCTAGCAAAGTGTAACCCAGCTAGATTACCAGCAGTTTGGTTGGTGTTTACAATGGCAATGCCAGCGTCACTGTTGTTTGTTATAGTTGTTGTGCTGTCATCACCAATAACAACGAATTTCATATCGCCGCCAGTGCCGTTGAATACCGTTGTTTCTGAACCGCCGATGCCCACGGAGCCATTTGAATGGTCAAGGGTTAAGCGTTCTGTCGCAGATGCTCTGTCATCGCTGC